TGGCTTGTGTGTGATATTGCGGCCGAGGCGCATCGGATGCTGGGAAGCGGGGCAGCCGGATTAGTCGGTGGCGCGGAATCGCGCCAGCAGGCCGTGCGAAAATACATCAGGAAGTTCAACGAGAAGGGCATACCGGCCTTTGTGGACCGCCGCGGGCGGGAATGGACACCAGAGGCATATGTCAATATGGCTATGAGAAATACAGCCAGGCAGACAGCAGAAGAGGTACAGGATGCCCGGTGCAGGGATGCAGGAGTTAATCTGATACAGATTGATTCTCATTCCGGAGCGCGTCCTAAATGCGCAAAAGACCAGGGCAAAATATTCTCCCTGGATAATACAAGCGGCGAGACGGAGGATCTGAATGGGCGGAAGATAAAATATTATCCTTGGAAGGACTCTAGTTACGGAGAACCGGACGGGATTCTTGGCATTAACTGCGGGCATCACAAGTGGCCGTTCGTCCCCGGGGTGAACAATCATCGGTATTTTCCGACAGAGGATTTCGACGCGAATGATAATCTGTATAAAGAAACGCAGGTTCAGAGGGCGCTTGAGCGGGATGTACGGAAGCAGAAGCGGGAGTGTATGCTGTTCGATGAGATGGGGGATGAGGAAGCGTTTAAAGAGGCATCCGTGAAGCTGAAGCAGAAAGAAGCGAAACTGAAAGCGTATGTGGACAGCAAAGACCACCTTCACAGGAGGAAGAACCGGGAACAGGTTGTTGGGTTTGATAGGAATGTTTCTTCTAAAGCTGTGGCGGCAAACAAAAAAGTGCAGAAAGAACTTGCGCAAAAAGCCAGAGATGATAAAATAAAAACAGAGATAAAGGCGGCGGGGATGAAAGGTCAGATCGAACTTTCCCCGAAAAAGAAGATTGATGTTTCGAAATATGCTTTTGATGAAGCACATATCAACAAAGAGAGAGAGAGCATAATGTTTCAAGAAAAGATGCAGAACGCTTTATGCGGGAGGCAGACGTATCCATCACGAGATGGAACGGGCGTTTTGTAAATTATTATAGTCCGGATGGTGCTGTATTTGTTGATACAGAAAACGAGAATATCCGTACAGCATTCCGAAAAGAAGAATTTGACGAGCGTGTGAAGAAGATGCGGGAGATGTTAGAAAAAAAAATGACGAAGGTTAATTGCCCGCTGATGGGCGGAAATATTGATGATGCGGTTTGCTTTGATATCCATATGGTTGTTGAAGGATGTGCTCCGGAGTCTACCGCACCTAGTAAAGCAGTTCAGACGCCGGGATATAGGGACATCTGTCTGAAATGTCCAAATCATAGAGAAGACTGATACCGTTGATCGAATGAGGTCGGCGGTATTTTTATATCATTTTTGAAGGGAGTGATGCTGTTTGATTGTGGTAAATATCACACAGACTGGCCTTACGGTAGATGGCCATGCAGGATACGCAGAAGCCGGGAATGATATCATATGTGCCGCGGTGTCGGCCCTTGCGCAGGGACTGATCCATTCGCTGGATGCTCTGACGGATGATAGTATATCCTATCAGATTAGAGACGGGCACATTGATATAGAGTATAAGAATCTTTCAGAACAGGGGAAGCTGCTGATCGATTCTTTTTTTATTGCTATCTGCGACATACAGGAAACTTATGGAGACAGGTATGTCCGGATTATATGAGTCCATACCCTTGCTGGTGACGTTAAACTGCATGAGAAAAGCCATACGGGCGAAAAACGGAGGTAGAAAGATGAAGCACATGAACATGAAGGAAAGATTTTGGCCTTTTAACCTGCAGTTGTTTGCAGATGACGGCGGGAAAGAAGGCTCTGACGGCGATGACGCCGGGGGTGACGACCCAGCCGGAGGCGATGATCCGGACGAAGGCGGAGAGGGCGAAGGTGAAGAAGATGAGCCGAAGTATACCGAGAAGGATATGGAGGCGGCGATCAAGAAGCGGCTCGCACGCGAAAAGCGGAAATGGGAGAGACAGCAGAGAAAGCTCGAAGATAAGCCGGCGGGCGGTGACAGTAGCAAGGCTGGCGCTGGAGATGGGTCTGAAAAGGATGCCGAGACAGAGGAATTGAGGCGGAAGGCCGAAAAGGCAGAGGAAATGGAACTGAAATGGACCTGCCTGGATCATGATGTGGACAAGGCCTGCGTAGATGATGTGCTTGCGCTGGCAAAAGTACACATGGCCAAGGATAAGGAATCCGACATCGAGGATGCTATTGATGCGGTGCTTAAGAAGTACCCGCAGTTCAAGGCATCATTCAAAGATCGGGATGATGACGATGATGCCGAAGGAGCAAGAGGCAAGGCCTGGGGACAGAGACAGAGCGGAAGGAAGAATAAAACTTCCGGAGTCGAGGCTGAATTCCTGAAAAAGAACCCAGGGCTTAAGATTGATTAGAAAGGATGAAGAGAATGAAATTCAAAATATTTTTACAGTTATTCGCACATGCGCATCAGGAGAGATGGTCTAGCCTGGTGGATGCAAAACTCAGGCAGACGCTTGTGACAAGGGATGAGCATATCTTTAGCACAAACTACGAGGGAAACCCCAAGGCTGGCAGGGTCAAGATCCCGGTAAGGGATACGGAAGTGACCGTAAAGGATTATGACAAGGCGAATGGCGTGGATCTAGAGACTGGAACCACTACTTACATGGATCTAGACATCGATAAGGATAAGGCTGTCAACGAAATGATTGACGGCTATGATGCGGCGGCAGTCCCTGACAACCTGGTGGCTGACCGCTTGGACTCTGCAGGCTATTCGCTGGCGCTGGAGATGGACCGGGCATCCATCAACGTCCTGGAAACTACAGCTGGCGTCAATGTATGCGCCACCAAAACAGCAGCGACGGAAGCCACCGCGTACAAGGAAATCCTGGCGGCCAAGACCTACCTTGGCAGAACAGGAGTGCCCCAGGAAGGACGCTGGCTGATCGTCTCCCCGGAATTCATGTCTACGCTGATGCTGGACGACCATTTCATCCGCCAGGGCGATCTGTCCCAGCAGATGAAGGACGCCGGGGCGGTCGGAGCAGTTGCAGGGTTTGCGGTGTATGAGTCCAATAACCTGATGTTTGAGGACACGAAGGTCGTAAGCAGCAAGAAGACCACTACGGAGTTTATTGCCGGCCATCCCAACTGGTGCCATCGCGTGCAGGAGTGGGCTGTGGATGTGCATGCGCAGGATCTGGCGGGATCAGGCAAGTACATTGGCGCATCTGCCGTGCAGGGCAGAAAGATCTATGGGCTGAAAATATCCAAGCCGAAGACTGTGTATATCAAGCGCACGGAAACTATGGCGTAGTAAGAAGGAGGCGGTCTAGATGCCGTATATAACAGAAGCATACTATAATGAGACGTTTCATGGGGAGCCGGTATACACAGCCGACTTCCCTTCTCTTTTGGCGAGAGCGGAAGAGGTCATTGAAGAAATGACAATGTACAGGCTGACGCTGCCCAGTTTCAATGAGATGCCTGAAAGCATGCAGGAGCGCATAAAAAATGCCATATGCGCGCAGATCGAGTACCTGGATGCGAATGGGGGCAGCGAGATGGACAACGGAACCGGCCTGCAGAGCGCCGGCCTTGGAAAATTCAGTTATACCCAGGCATCGGGGGCAGACGGAAGCGAGCAGCAGCCTATCTATGCGCCGCGGGCAATGCGCATATTGGCTCCTACGGGGCTGCTATATCGGGGAGGTGGGGCTTATTAAAGCGATACCCAAAACACTGCTCATACACACCGTCACGCAGGCCAGAGAGGGAGAGGCAGACCGCTGGGGCAACGGCGAATTGGCAGGGGAGCAGGAACTGCAGCATGTCCGGATGGAGCCATCAAGCAGGATCATTCGGGACAAGAATGGCGCAGAGATCCAGCTTGCCGCAACACTCTTCTATGACTGTCGGAACAGCCGGCCCAAGAACATCCTATTTCAGACAGATGATATCATCATCTTCAATGGGCAGAGGTATAAGGTGCAGACGGTGGAGCCGCTGTATGATGGGGCACGGATCCATCATTATGAACTGGGGCTGATCAGGCATGCCTAAGATAAGCACGCGAGTGACGTTTCACCGCTCCCAGGCGTCGGCACTGGTCAAGGCATCGAGCAATTACGGGCTGACGGCTATGGGGAATCAGGCGCTGCAGGATGCCAGCCAGTATGTGCCGCGGGACCAGGGGGATCTGGAAGGGAGCGGCCTATCCAACAGCGACACGCAGGCGGCCGATGGGAAGTTCGCTCTTAAATGGGCGGAGCCGTATGCGCAGTACCTCTGGAACGGCGATGTGATGTATGGAAACCCTACAAGCAGGACTTACGGTCCTAAGAAGATCTCATTCACGAGTGCGCTGGCAAGGCAGGAATGGGCCAAGTATGCAAGGGAAGTGCATGGCGCGGAGTGGAAGAAGGTCTATCAGGCCGCTATGAAAAGGAGGATTCGACAGGGATGACGCCGCAGACGGAATTTTTAGAGCTGCTATGCGATACGGCAGAACGAAACTGCGAACTTGGAGCGAAAATATCGCTTAAGGAACTTCCAGCAGAGGGAGGCATATATGCCGAACTCGGGGAAGGGATTGGGGATAGCCCCTACTATGACAAGAGCGCGGTACGGACAATGCCAGTGCTGTTCCTCTGTCGTGATGCGGACCAGCGCAGAGGGATGGACAGGCTCTGCCGGATATGCAACTACATGCAGGGGCTCAGGCAGTATCCGCAAGGCAGGATGGTATCCTGGCTGGATGCCCGGGTCGCCAAGGAACCCAATAAGATAGGCAGGGATGAGGACGGGGTCTATCACTTCTCCTGCATCCTCAACTGCCAGATATATTTTTAAGAGAGGATGAACAATATGGAAAAAATGAATCTGCAGCAATTTGCAGAACCCACACTTCCGGAGAATCCGATTACTCCGGAAATCAACTATGAGACCGAGGCATATATCAACACGACTCCCGGAGAGTCCGCGCCCAAGTGGGCGTCCCTTGCCAATCTTACGCAGAACATGGCGCAGTCACTGAACGAGGTGCTGCAGCAGATTGCGTATTATGCGGACAAGGGATGGAGCTCCACCGAGGTCACGGGCGCGCAGATGACACTTACCCTTACAGGGGCGGTAAAGCCAAACGATACGGCGTGCGACTATATAATGAGTGACAAAGTCATGTATGGCCTGGGAGATGCCCGCAAGACACACTTGAAACTGCAGAAGGGCAGCAAGGTGATCATCTGGCCGGTAACGCTGGCCAACATCACGCCCGCATATGGCGACGCTACTGCGACCACCACGCCGACGGTTACGATACATGGCAATGGACGTCCGGTAATCGGGGCGACAGCAGAGGCATAGGGCTGGATTTCCAGCCCTATGCCCTTATTAGGAGGTAAAAGTAAAAATGGCATATCAGATAAAAAGAGAGAAGCAGTATTTTGTGGAGGACATCGAGCTGCTTGACCTGGACGGAAGGGTCGCGCTATCCATCCATGTCGCGCTTGATCCGGACAGCGTAGTCGAGAAGGTAAGCAGGAAATATATGGATCTCGTGCGGATCCAGCAGTCCTTCCAAGGATTTGACGTGACAACTAAGAGCGGGGCGGAAGTACAGGAGGCATATGCGAGGCTTGGGGATGCGGTGATCGCTCTGCTCGAGGCAGTATTTGGCGAGGAGGACACGAGACGACTGCTGGACTACTTTGAGGGCAGATACATCGAAATGGTGCGCCAGGTGGGGCCGTGGATCGAGAACGTGGCAGTGCCGAGGATCCGGGAGATCGCACAGAAGAACAGGAAGCAGATCATGACATCATACAGCCGCCAGGCAAGGCGCAGGAAAAAGAGGGGATAGCCATGTTTCTTACAGAAAGGCTTGCAGACAGAGTCGTGGTATCCGGAGAAGCATATCTTGTGAATCCGGCATTTGATGTAATCCTCGATATCCAGGCGCTGTACAAGGAAGAGGTGCTGACGGACAGGGACAAGATGGAGCAGGCACTGCAGATGCTTGTCGTCAGCAGGCGCAAGTTAAGGAGGCTTTCGGCTCCTAAAAAGGTGGAACTTCTTAATGCCATATATGACCAGTGCGTGAATACGCAGAAGAGGCCGCCGCAGAGGCAGAAGCTTCCAACCTTGGACTTCGAGCATGACGGGGAATACATATACGCGTCATTCTTGCTCGATTACGGCATCGACCTGTTGGAAGAGCAGGGGAGGCTTCCTTGGAAGAAATTCATTGCCCTGTTCCAGGGACTGTCCGAGAGTTCAAAGATCCGCGAAGTGATGCGGATCCGGAGCATGGACATCCCGAGATATAACGGAAAGAACGGAAGGGAGATCCAGCAGATCCAGGAAATGAAGTCCTTCTATGCGCTTCCAGTTCGCGGAGGAGGCGGGCAGGATGGGCTTGACCGCCTGTTCGGCGCGCTGGAAGGAATGGCACAGAAGGGACGTGGAGCGATTGGGTAGCAATAATGCAAGCGGCGGAGATATAGAATACATCATCCGTGCGGATGACAGTCGGGTGGAGTCCGATCTCGAGCAGGCCAACAAGAAGGTTGAGAAGGCGGTCAAGAAATCTGCGGATGAATCCATCAAGGCAGAGCAGAAAAAGACGGATGGAATCAGGAAGGAGTCCGGCAAGATAGTAGAGAATGCCGAGCAGGCAGCGGAGGATGTAGCCGATGCCTGGAAGGATGCCGGGAAGGCGATGTCCGATGTCGAGATAGGGGATGTGGATATCGAAGTAACAGCAGATACCGCCGATGCGGAGGCGGATATCCACGGCCTGGAAGCGGATGACATCACTGCGAATGTCGATGCGGACACGGGCAAGGCTGAGACTGCAATCAAGAGCGTATCGCGCGATCAGAGCATAGAGATCGATGCAGATGCTAACGTGGCAAGCGCAAGGTCAGAGATAGAAAGCCTGGCGGATACGGGAGCAGAGGGCG